AACAGTACGGGCAATATAGACGTTACCAATGGCAATCTTTCATTTGCTTCTGGCAAGGGCATCGACTTCTCTGCCACCGCTGGCACTGGCACCTCTGAACTGCTCGATGACTACGAGGAGGGGACTTGGACAGCAACACCTACTTTTGCGTCAGGCACAGCTACTGGGGCTGCTTCTGGAAGGTATACAAAAGTTGGCGACCTAGTGTGTGCAACCGTGTCTATGGGAGCGAATATTGGTACTGGGTCTGGAGTATTTACCATAACGGGGTTGCCGTTTGCTTGCGGATTAACAACCGCAGTTTCTATACGAACCGCGGGAGTTGGCGCTACTGGCACTGTTTTGCAGGCTAATGTTGTATCAGGCGGGACAACTATACAGTTCTTGTTAGCTCCGCAATCAACAAGCCTCGCTGGTGCAGCCCCGACAGCGGCACAAATGAATTCCCCCGATTTTTATATTCAATTGTCCGTGAGCTATCACGTTTAAGGAAATATCATGGCTTTAACTAAAGCAACAAATTCTATGATCGCTGGCGCTTCAATCAACGTATTGGACTTTGGCGCTGACCCTACTGGAGTCGCAGACAGCCAGCCAGCCATTCAAGCGGCCATTAATTCTGCTAATTTGTTTGGCGCGGTATATATTCCGACTGGTGTATATAAAATAGGGGCATCGCTTGTCCCAAGTGTCAGCACATATACCGCTGTAACTATCTATGGTGATGGCCCATCGACCCAGCTTGTTAACGAGGCGGCTGCGGGTAACGCGACGTGGGACTGCTCAGGCGTTAGTGCCTGGACAATCCGCGATATGGCTATCACGGGCAAGAGCACAAACACAAACATCGGCATTAAGGTCGATGGTAGCCTCGGCGCCGAGTCTCTGTTCTGGCGCATTGAGCGGTGTGTCATATCTGCATCATCCTTTGGTATTAACCTAATTAGCACCAACAGTGGTGTCATCAACCAGTGCAGATTCTGGCCGCAAAACGAGCCTTACGTCTCGGCACCAAGCATTAACCCATCAGAGATCGGACACTTCATTAACATGGGTGGTGGATACGTTCACGACATATCTATCATTGACTTTGAGGGCTTACCCTTAGACACATTCGCGGTAGGCACTGCAGCTATATACTGTGATGCCACTACCTCCATCAATGTGAGGGTTAGAGGTGGTTTGATGCAGGGCAGCGCATCAAATAGTAGATACGCAATGAATGTCAGCAATGCTCGCCAGTGGGTCGTTGAGGCAGTGTATCTTGAGAGCGCCTTGATGAGTTTCTCCAACGCAGTTGGCGTGACTATGACCTCTGTTGCGGCATCTTTTATTGGCGGCTCCCTATTACTTAGCGGAGGCTCAACCAATAACATATTCAATGGCGTAGAGGTTGCGGTATTAACAGTAGTCGCAGGCAATACTAATAACACATTTATTGGCTGCAAGTTTGCCACCATAAGTGATTCCGCAAATAGCCGTTTTATTAACTGCTCAAATACCGTTGATATGGGCGCAGATGTACGAGTTGTGTTGGCTCCTGTAGGTACGGTTTATACTGCGAACGCTAAACTTGCCAACATAAACTACTTGTCGATTGGCTCGGGAGATTACACGATTGCCGCCCCAACTAACGCCTTTGATGGGTGTCGGTTGACGTACATTGTTAAGAATGATGGATTAGGCGCTTTAGGAGCCGCTACATGGAATGCAATATTCAGGAAGACTGCGTGGACTAACCCGGCATCTGGTACGGCGCGAACAGTGACATTTGTATATGACTCAGCTACTTCACTATGGTGGCAAACTTCAGCAAGTGACGCGGATCTTTAATAATGCCCCTAGCGGGTGGACAGGCCCATTTGGGCGATAAACTAAGGAAATAGACATGGCACTTTCAGAAGTAACATTGAACGACAAAATTGAGGTATTGAACCTTGCTGCTGGCTACCCAGTGGTACAGGTTCGTACTGCTACGATCATTAGCCGGGATGACACAGAGATCAGCCGATCATTCCACCGTCATGTGCTGACCCCAGATGCAGACCTGTCTGCCGAAGACGCAGACGTAGTTGTCATAGCCTCCGCTGTCTTTACCGATGCAGCCAAGGCAGCCTATGCCGCCTCGATTGCTGACTAACATAATCAAGACACAATTTTAGGAGAATAATATGTCAACATTCGTTCTGCCATTTGCGCCACTTGGGGCAACAGTCTCATTCACGGCTGCTACACCAACGCCTCCAACTGCTGTGCAAGCCCCAATAGGCGATACTTCAGGCACTAGCGCAGGTCAGTACCGGGTTGTCAATGACAGCACCGTCACTGTCTTTCTTGGTGTCGGCGCTACGTCTGCTGCAGCTATTGCAAACGCCAGCGCAGTGGCAACGTCTATCCCGTTACTTGCTGGAACCTGTGAAGTGCTGCGCTTTGGTCCCAATGTGTTCTTCACTGGCAAGTCAGCGTCTGATACTGCTGTTGTATATGTCACACCAGGTCAAGGCATCTAGTCGGAGAGTCCCATTAACATCAAAGACCTAGCAGAGCGGTTCGAGTACGAGCCTGATGGCAAGATAGATACCTGGCGTATCCTGAAGCCTGACGCTGATGGAAAGTATCGCGGTGATTGCGATGACTTTGCCCTGACCGCTCTGTTCATCGAGACCGGATCGCTATCGAAGTTCTGGTACGAGCTTATCTTCGGCAGCGCCAAGGTATTCTTGGTCACTACGTCGAATGGTGGCGGCCACGCGGTATTGAGATATAATGGGCGGTATATTGACAACTGGTCAAGGTCTTGGGTTTCACGCGAGCACATGGAATCCGTATATGGTCACAAATTCTCTGCCTGGCTTTTTCCGTGGAATGCAACGGCATTGAAGATGCTACTGGGCAAAATTAAGGGGTAGACATGGAAATTCCAATCCTGAGCGGTGTGTACGTCGATGCAGACCCGCGATTCAGGACTCTATACCCTGTCAACCTTGCGCCGGTTCCGGTAGCGAATGGGATCAGCAACAGCTACCTGCGACCAGGCGAGGGAATGGTTGCTGAGGCCGTTGTCATTGGCGTTGACCGTGGCGGCATTAACTGGAACGATGTCTGCTATCGAGTTTCTGGTAGCAAGCTGATCTCTGTCTCAGAAGATAACGTCGTGACAGTCCTTGGTGACGTTGGCGGCTCCACGTTCGACCAGCACGTCAAGTTTGACTACTCGTTTGACCTCTTGGCCATCGCCAGCAATGACAACCTATTCTATTGGGATGGAGCCACGCTCACCCAGGTGACAGACATTGATCTTGGTGTTGTTGTTGACATGGTTTGGGTTGACGGCTACTTCATGACTACGGACGGCGAATTCTTGGTTGTGACTGAACTAAACGATCCATTTGCTGTCAATCCGCTGAAGTATGGGGCGTCTGAGATTGATCCTGACCCTGTGGTCGCGCTGCTGAAGTTACGCAACGAGATCCACGCACTAAACCGTTACACCATCGAGGTATTTGATAACGTCGGTGGTGATCTGTTTCCGTTTGCTCGCATTGATGGCGCACAGATATCCAAGGGCTGCGTAGGGGTTCACGCCTGCTGCGTATTTATGGAAGCAATAGCCTTTGTTGGGTCAGGCCGAAACGAGGCGCCAAGCATCTACATGGGAGCCTCTGGGCAGACCGTTAAGATCAGCTCTAATGAAATTGACACCATCTTGCTCGATTACACTGAAGAGCAATTGTCTATATCACTGGTCGAGGCTCGAAACGACAAGGCTCATGAGTACCTATACGTCCACCTTCCTGATCGAACGTTGGTCTATGACGCGACTGCAAGCGCACAGCTACGGGCGCCAATATGGCTTGTCATGACATCTGCCATCACAGGATTCTCCCAGTATCGCGCTAGATCATTTGTCTGGGCATACAACAAGTGGCTCATCGCAGATCCACAATCAACGGCATTGGGTACGTTCTCCGACACCAATGGCGCTCACTGGGGCGTTGATGTCCGGTGGGAGTTTGGTACGGCTATTGTCTACAATTCAGGCATGGGGGCAGTATTCCACGACCTTGAGCTGGTAGCCTTAACCGGGCGAGTTGACGCGGATACGGTCATCAGCACGTCATGGTCTTATGACGGGATTGACTACACTGTTGACGCACCTATTTCTACTGGTGGGCCGGGCGACTTCCAGAAGAGATTGTGCTGGCGCCGACAGGGCAAGATGCGTAACTGGAGGATTCAGAAGTTTACCGGCGACAGCAGGGCGCACCTGTCATTTGCCAGACTGGAGGCTCGAATTGAGCCATTGATGTTCTGATGACCAATCCTAGACCACTAACACGCCAAGAATTGGCGAAGTTTCTGCCTGACCAGCGATCCATTCGGGCATTTGAGCAACTATTTGAGATTATCCCTGGCGACCTGGTAACCCTGGTCAAGCTAATCGAAGAGGTTGGCATAGATGCCGTCTCAGCGATGGCTAAGGCCGAAAGCAACAGCGCATCCTTGTCACGCATAGCCGAGGCACTAGAGTTGCTCACAAGCGCCCCAGTTGCGCCTGAGATCAAGCACCCGGTAGTTGACGCAATTGATGTGGACAGATACGCGCCTATTGGTTACGCAAGGGGCAGGATGTGGTGGAACGATTTCGATGACACACTAAACATTGGCCACAAGAATGAAGTTGTACAGCAGGTAGGCCAAGAGACCTACATGCACGTTGAGAATGCCACTGGGTCGTTGATCCCAAATGGAACTGTAGTTGGGTTCGATGGCGTCAATGGTTACATCAAATGCTCGCCATACATTGCAGACGGATCGCTCCCATCAGAGTATTTTATCGGCGTTCTTACTCAAGACTTGCCTGATGGCGAGATCGGCATGGCGACGCTGTACGGCAGGGTTCGAGACTTCGACACCACTGGTGCTGCGGCTGGAGAAGTCTGGGCCAAAGGCGATATTCTGTACGCCTCACCAACCGTCGCTGGGTACTTTACCAACGTGAGGCCAACAGCCCCTAATGCTGTGATAATTGTGGCTGCCGTTATGGTGGTTGACGCCACTGCTGGTGAGGTAATGGTTAGAACAACCGTTCCAATAGGTTTGTCTTATGCTAACTACTATTCAACTATCGATCAGACGCCAGTAGCACCCAATACGGCCTATGAGGTTACGTTTAATGGAGCTGGATCAGAACAAGGCGTGTCATTGGTATCTGGCACAAGACTTACCGTAGATAATGCTGGGTTATATCAAGTAAACGTCAAGCTCCAAGCGACATCATCCACCGCGTCATCGTCTACGATTTACGCATGGATAGCGATTAACGGTACTGACGTAGCCAACAGCGGGGCAAACTTTACTATTAAGGCCAACGGCGACACCAAGTTAATTTCTTATATGTACCAAGTCAGCCTTATTATTGGAGACTACGTTGAGGTTCGATGGGCTGCAGACACAACTAGCTTAGGACTTGACGCAACACCTGCAACAGCATTCTCGCCTGCAGCGTCATCCGCATCAGTTTTCTTAACGCAGATACAACTTTAAGGTGAAATCATGACAGTCAGCAACAAGGTATTGATCGCCCCGGTACTGCTCGCAGCATCGCAGGTAACACTCTACACGGCACCGACAGGGGCCAAAACAATCATCGACAAGGCCACTGTGACCAACACTCACCCAACGGATAACATTGCCATATCTGTTAACCTGGTATCGCTCGGCGGATCTGCCAGCGCAACCAACCTGCTGGTCGATGCCAGGGTCATCGCTGTTGGCGAGACCTACACTTTGCCGGAAATGGTTGGGCATAACCTGGCCACAGGCGACGCGATTAGCGTGCTGGCTTCTGCCGCGTCATCTCTGTCTCTGCGGGTGTCTGGTAGAGAGATAACTTGAATCTAGTTGATAAATAGCTCAAAATGTGGTCAGGCGAGTATCCGAGTTCCGTCTGCTCAAATGTTCCCTGAAAAGGAGATGATAATTGAGCGTAGCACTGGTTAAGCCATTCGCAATAGCCAAGAACGAAGGCATTGAGCAAGTAGAAGCTGCTATGCTGAATCTGCCGCAAGCTGATTGCCCGGTAGCTCATCATTTTGGCCCTGGCATTTATATCCGCGAAGTTACTTTACCTGCTGGGATATTTGCTATTGGACATCTTCAAAAATATCCTCAATTAAATGTTATGCTGTCCGGCAAAGTGTTAATGCAAAAAGATGATGAAATGCAGCTAATGACCGCTCCTTTCATTTTTGTTGGAGAGCCTGGACGGAAAGTTGGATATGTTATAGAGACATGCGTTTGGCAAAACATTTATGCCACCGATGAGACTGACATAAATAAACTTGAAGAAATGTTTCTTGATAAAAGTGAAACATGGAATCAATTTGAAAAAGAAAACAAAAAATTCCGAATTAGCTTAAGAAATGTTGATCGAGATGATTTTCAAATAATGCTTAGTGACCTTGGGGTCGATTCCGATACCGTTAAGTCGCAATCTGAAAACATTGACGATCAGATAAAAATGCCAATTGAATGGTCTGCAGCAACAAGCGTTAGAGACTCTGATATTGAAGGGAAAGGATTATTTTTAAGCTGGCCAGTTCCAAGTGGAACAATAATTGCTCCAGCTAGAATAAAAGGAAAAAGAACGCCAGCCGGAAGATATGTAAATCATTCAAAAAATCCAAATTGCTTTTATACGCAAACTGAATGCGGAACTATCTATTTGGTTGCCAAACAAGACATTCACGGTTGCCAAGGTGGTAGTGGCGGCGAAGAGTTAACTGTAGATTATAGGCAATCATTTGCACTTTTAAAAAATGGACTAAAATTATGTCAGGCATAGCAACAGCAATCATTGGGTCTGCCGTTGTCGGTGGGGTTGTATCATCAAGATCCTCGAGCAAGGCGGCACAGGCGCAGCAAGAAGCATCTGGTGCAAGCATTGAAGAGCAACGCGCTCAATTTGAGGCTATGCAGCGCACGCTGAAGCCATACGTCGATGCTGGAACACCGGCGTTAAGACAGATTGCGTCTTATTCAGATATTGCTCAACCGGCACTTAATGAGCAACAAGCATTGATCGGAATGTTTGGCGCAGAGGCTCAACAGCAGGCTATCAATAAAATCGAGCAGTCACCACTGTACTTGGAGCAAGTTCGCCAAGGCGAGAACGCCATTCTCCAGCAAGCATCCGCAACTGGCGGTCTTCGTGGCGGAAATATCCAGGCAGCACTGGCGCAGTTCAGACCAGCGGTTCTATCTCAGATGATCGAAAACCAGTATTCCAAACTTGGTGGTATGGCTACCTTTGGTGGTCAAGCGGCGCAAAATCTTGCCACAATGGGACAGGCATCTGGTGCCGGTGTCGGCGCGGCAGGCATGAACATGGCGTCAAACATTGGAAACGCTTTGC